ATGGCCTCCATCTATAAAAAGCCGAACAGCCCTTACTGGTACGCACAATACCGCGTGAGAACCGCTACAGGCTGGAAACTGGTCCGGCTGTCAACCAAAATCAAGCATACCCCCGCCACGGTAACAAGGGAAGTAAAAGAAGCCGCAGAGGCCATGGGGAAGCAGCTGAACGTCCTGACCAGGGAACAGGCTATGACCAAGGCACAACGCCTGGCGGACGCCCTTGAATCAACGGCGCGGGCAAACCTGCCGGCCTATCAATTACGCCGGGCCATTTCCGCATTGTCCACGGAATTGACCGGAGAATCTATGGAAATGCCCTCTGTCAAATTATGGCTTGATGACCACATGCGGCGCATTACGCGCAATGGGCTTAAACCCGCATCCATAGCGAACTACAAACAAGCCTTTGACAAATTTCGCGCCTCAATGGGAGAACGTATCAACCTGCCTCTGGATCGCATTACTCCTCTGATGCTGGACGATTTCAAAAACTATCTTCTTTCCCGTGTCTCACCATCTACCGCCAATATTGCTCTTACGCTGGTTTCCGCGGCGTTCCAGGCGGCAGTTGATTATAAAATTATTGAAACCAACCCCTTTACGGCGATTACCAAGCCTCACAAGGGGAAAGCCGTCAAACGGCGGAAATTCGAATTAGAAGAGCTTGAAAAGGTAATGGCCGCATGCAATCCGGAATGGCGCTCCATGGTGAAAACGTGCCTCTATACGGGCGGTCAAAGATTGGGAGACGTGGCAACGCTCCGGTGGTCCCAGGTTGACGAGAAACGAGGCGTTATCCGGATGACTACGCAGAAAAAGGGAAAGCCTCTGATGATTCCGATTTTTCCGGCGCTGAAAAAACACCTGCAGCAACGGAAAAAAGAAGCTCCTGGGGACTTCCTGCATCCTGAATGCGCGAATATTTTTGAAAGCAGGGGATCCGGACGCCTGTCAAATATCTTTAGCCACATCCTGTACCAGTGTGGCCTTATTGCCAAAGACCCTCTGGCTGCAGGCAAAAAATACAAAAAGCAGGAAGGAAACGGCACAGAGACGCGGCGCCACGTCAATGAATTGTCCTTCCACAGCCTCCGCTATACGGCAACAACCATGTTACATGACGCCGGTGTTCCCCCTGCTCTTGTGCAAGCCATTGTGGGGCACGATTCCCGGGAAGTCCATGAAGGATACATCGACTTTGGAGCCAAGGAGTTTACACAAGCCCTTGAAAAACTACCAGATTTGTGACCATTCCTGAGGTTGATAATTAATATCATGGCATTCATTCGTCCGTGAATGGATACAACTGAAACATCATCTAACAAAATTATTCTATTGAGTTCATTATCGCCAGCTACATATACTGTGCGGATATGTCATCCTATATCCCTCATATCTTGGAAACCATATTCGGCTTTATTTTAGGTTATTCCGTTTTCTGTTTTAATGCTTTTATCAGTAACCGAAAGGTAAGAGGCAATAACATTGAAATGTCTGGATCAGTTGTCAATGGGAAAGTTGCTGGCAGAGACATCAATGAAACAATTCAAAACATTGATAAAGCAATCTCACGGATAGAGAATGCCACCATTATGCAAGAAGCATCTCTAGAAGACATAAAACACTTGAAAACAAATAGGAGGATAGATCTATTCATAGTGGAAATTCCAAAAATTTACCATTTCAGGGATAATTTTTTAACAGAAGAATTAGAACATTTAATAGACACATTGAACATAAGAGGATGGAGCTTCCGGCAAATCCAATCTATGTGCCATAATGATTTTGACATTGCCATTTTTGAAAAACCTGCTGAAAACAAACTTCACTCCCAAGTCTCCTTTGAGCGAATAAAAAATATAAGCTACTTGAAATAATAATTCTGACAAAATCTTATTCTCACCGCCATTCAGTTTTTTCATGATTTATTGACGGGGTAATTCTGTTCTTCCTCGTATTTTGTGAGTTCCGCGGTCCAGCGGAATTGAATACGCCCCAGCCGGCCGAAGCGGTTTTTGCCGATGATCCACTGCGCTTCCGTGGGGTCGTGCTTGTCGGGCTTGTACATGTAGGGGCGGTGGATCATGATGATCTGGTCGGCGTCCTGCTCAATGGAGCCGGAGTCGCGCAGGTCGGAAACGACCGGTTTGCCCTGGGCGTTCCCGGCTCTTTTTTCCACGTCGCGGTTGAGCTGGGCCAGCACCAGGACGGGAATATTGAGTTCCTTGGCCAGGGATTTGAGGCCGGCGGAGATTTCCGAGACTTCCCGTTCCCGGCTGTTGCCCGCCTGCCGGGACGTGGAACGCATGAGCTGGAGATAGTCCACGCCGATGCACTTGACGCCGTGTTCCCTGACCATCCGGCGCCCACGGGCCATGATTTTATCAATGGTGAGGGAGCTTTCGTCGTCGATGTGCAGCGGGGCGGCCGTGATTTTCCTGACGGCGGCCGTGAAATGCTGCTGCTGTCCGACCGTCATCGGCTTGCCGCGGCGGATGTCGTCGGAGTTGATGCCGGCCATGCCGTAGAGGATGCGTTCCAGGAGCTGGGATTTCGGCATTTCCAGGCTGAACATGCCCACGGGGGTTCCCTCAAGGCAGATGTTGGTGAGGATGTTGACCAGGGCGGCGGTTTTCCCGACTCCGGGCCGGGCGGCAAGCACGATCATGGCGCCGGGCTGCAGGCCGTCCAGGGTCAGGTCCAGGCGGCGGTATCCGGAGGATATTCCTTTGATGGCGCCGGGGTTGTTCATGCGCCATTGCAGGTTTTCAATGATGGTTCCCACGGCTCCGCGGATGGTTTCGGTTTGGCGGACGCCGCACCGGTCCCGCAGGGCGGACATGCCGCGCTCGGCTTCATCAAGGGCTTCTTCCGCGCTTTTGAGCTGATCGCCGGCAGCTTCCGCCATCCGGGAGGCAAACGCGAGCAGCGCATGTTTTTTGGCGGCTTCCGTGACCATTTCCAGGGCGGCGGCGGTTTTGTACCGGGCAAGGGCTCCGTAGGTGGCCGTCTCCACGACTCCGGCGTGCCCTCCCACGGCGTCAAGCTGGCCCTGGGCTTCAAGGCGGGCGATGACGGTGAGGGCGTCCACGGTTCCTCCCGTGCCGGCGACGGTTTCCAGGGCCGTCCAGATTTGCTGGTGCGCCGGGAGGCTGAATGTCTGGCGGCTGATGCCCTTGTCCCGGAGGTTCGCCAATGCCTGGGCGCCGTCCATTGCCTGGGAGAGTACCAGTTTTTCGGCGTCAATGAGTGTCTGCGAGTCGATCATATTTTTTGAAATTGTTGATTGTTAAAGTTCTTCAAGGTTGCTGTAAGGGTCTTTGTCTGTTCCCGGCTGTACCGGATGATTGACGGCGTAGGAGGTGGCGAAGCTGATGGCGTCGGATTGCCATTTGGTCACGGGGATGCCGTTGCGGGTCCAGTTGACGGCATCCCGGCTTCCCCAGTAGGCTGTGGCGCAGTCCGGTATCTGGTCGGGGGTTAAACGCACACGCCCCGCAAAGGCCGCGGCCCGAAGATGGTCTTCGACTTCTTCCACGGTGCACGGAAGGGGGGTAGAGGGGGTATTATTCGTCTTCGTCTCCGACTCCGTCTTAGTGTGCATATGCTGCGCATCTGCTAAGCATGTGCTGCGCATATGTGCATCAGGCGCAGGGTATTTGCTTTTCTTGCTCCGTACCTGTTGCCGGAAGTTGGTCACTTCCAGATATTCTTTTCCCTCGATGGAGTACAGGACGACGAGCCGGGCTGCCTCACAGGATTTGAGGCAACGTTGAACGGAATCCTCCCTCATGGAGTCGAGTTTCAAGGGGTACAGGGCAGAGCGTAGAACAGACGAACGGGCGTCAAAACGTCCAAAGTCGTCTACAACGGAGAGCAAGCGGCGGAAAAATACCTCCGCTTCCCAGCTCAGAGAATTAACCGCTTCGCTGGTTAAAATCCCTTCTCTGATTATTCTATTTGGCATATCAAAAAAGCGTCAGTTGGGGGTTGTAGATTTCATAAAGACCAAGAAGACGGTCTTCCCGCGGCGGTGCCCGAACAAAGGTTCATGGCTGGCCAGCTTCAACACTTCTGCCGTGCTGACCTGATCCTCACACCATTTGAACACCAGAACGCCGCCCGGTTCCAAAACCCGGAAGCACTCCCGGAATCCGGCCTTCAAATCCTCCTGCCAAGTCTCCCTGTCCAGTTTTCCGTATTTCTTGGCCAGCCAGGACGATTCCCCGGCGTGAATCAGGTGCGGAGGGTCGAACACGACAAGGCGAAACGCCCCGTCGCTGAAAGGCATGGCCCGGAAGTCTCCGACGACATCCGGCTTGATTTCCAGAGTGCGCCCGTCGCAAAGCGTGTGTGTTTCCTCCCGGCGGTCCATGAACACCACGTCAGGATGGCGGCGGTCAAACCAGAACATGCGGGAGCCGCAGCAGGCGTCAAGAATGGCTTTCATTCCCCTCCTTTCCTTCTTGGAATCTGCCAAGCAAAACCCGGAATGCAGTTGCTGCCACAGCCGGTACTTGTCCGTTGCCAATGGCTTTAAGG